AGAACGGCTGACAAGTTGGCTACGGTTGAACAGTCTGTGGCGCAGGTTGCTAGACGGCTTGTGGCTTTGACACAACAGTTTATGACTGGCGAACAGGTTGCTCGTATTACTGCTAAGAACGGTGAGCAAGTTTGGGTTACTTATGACCGTGAGTATCTTGAGGGTGATTTTGATTTTGAGGTTGAGGCTGGTTCTACTCAGCCGCAAAACGAGTCATTCCGCCGTCAGATGGCGTTGCAGATGGTTGATGCTATGGCACCGTTTGCAAGTATGGGTGTTATTGATATGCGTAAACTTGCTGCTCATGTGTTGCAGTTTGGTTTTGGTGTGAAATCACCTGAACAGTTTATGGCTGCCCCACAACAGGCTGCGGGTGCGCCTATGGGCGCACCTGAGGGCGCTGGTGCTCCTCAAGGAATGCCGTTACCTCCTCAACCTGAACTTGGTGCAGAGACAATGGGGCAACCTCCAGCCCTCTAGGGAACAGCCTATTCTATTGATGAGAGCAACCATTTTTTACGGACTCTTGGAGAAATATAATGAGCGATGAAATCGCAACACAGGAAAACATGGACCCCAATTTTGGGACAACCGAAGATGTTGGAATGGAAACGCAAGTTTCTGATGCACCGTATTTGGAGACAGATAACTACTCTAATCATGTAGTTAGAGTCAAATTAGATGGTGAGGAACTACAAGTTCCGTTGTCGGAAGCGCTTGCTGGTTATCAACGACAGGCTGATTACACTCGTAAGACGCAGGAGTTGGCAGAGCAACGCAGTCAAATGCAGTATGCTGCCACTATTCAAGCGGCTTTAGAGCGTGACCCTGAGGCGACTATTGACCTACTTGCTAGGCATTATAACATTAGTCGTTCGCAGGCTGCCGCTGTTGCTGATGAGGTTGATGATTTTCAGTCACTTGACCCGCAGGAACAGAAAATGCGTGAACTGGACAAGCGGGTTGCATCTTTTGAAGAGTATCAATCCCAGTTGGAGGTTGAGAAAGAAGTTCAAAAATTGCAGCAGCGTTACAGCGATTTTGATGTTCCGACTGTTGTTCAAACCGCTTTGCGGCTTGGCACAACCGATTTAGAGGGAACATATAAGCAACTTATGTTTGACAAAATTATGGCACAACAAAACATTCAAAAACAGGCTGAAGCAAAGAAGCAACAAACCGAGAAATCGGTTGTTGATGCTAAGCGTCAGGCTGCTGTTGTTGCTGGTGGGTCTAATCCTGCTAGTACAACTACTGAGTCTGTTGAGGCTATTACCAATATTCGTGATGCTTGGGCTGCTGCTAAACGGCAACTTGGTGCAGAACTATAATTTTCATTACAAACAACTTTAGGAGAAATTAAAATGGCAAATAGCAACTTTGATGCGCTGCTCACTACAACGCTCGCAAATTATCGTGACCAACTTACGGACAACATTTTCACGGCTCGCCCGCTGACTTACATGTTGAACGAAAAGGGTCGCATCCGTATGCTTAATGGTGGTACAAAAATTGTTGAACCACTTGTTTATGCAACGAACGACACAATCGGTTCATACTCGGGTTATGACACGATTTCATTGACACCACAAACTGGTATCTCGGCTGCTGAATATGATTGGAAGCAATATGCTGGCTCAATCTCAATCAGCGGTATTGAAGAAGCCAAGAACAACGGTGAGCAAGAAATCATCAACTTGTTGGAAGCCAAAATCATGCAGGCTGAGGAATCAATGCGTGAAGGTTTCAACACAATGTTCTACGGTGACGGAACTGGCAACAGTTCAAAAGACTGGAACGGCTTGGGTAACCTTGTTGAGTCAGGTAACACTGTTGGTAACATCAACTCATCAACATACAGTTACTGGCAGTCATATGAGGAGAACACAGCAACTGCTTTGACTCTTGCTCAAATGAACACTGCTTACAACACAATTTCTGTTGGTAACGACCACCCAGATGTGGTTTTGGCAACACAAACATTGTACGAAAAGTATGAGGCTTTGTTGCAACCGAACCTTCGTTACACAGACACCAAGACTGCAGATGCTGGTTTCCAGAACCTGTTGTTCAAGGCTAGTCCTGTAATGTACGATGTGTCTTGCACAGCAGGCGTAATGTACTTCTTGAACACCAAGTACCTCACACTTGTCGGTCACTCGGCTAAGTGGTTCCAACAGACAGAGTTTGTTCGTCCAGAAGATTTGGATGCACGCTACGCTTTGATTATGTGCTACGGTAACCTCACGGTCCGTAACCGTAAGAAGCAAGGCAAACTTACCGCTAAGACCGCTTAATTAACAACTACAAAAACTAGGAGAAAATACAATGCCATTAAAAGGTAACGACACAGACGGTGCGGTAACACGCAAGCGTCTTGAAAACTATATTGCAGCATCAGAGAAGGTTACAGCAGTAGCCATCACCGATGCGGCAACACCAACAGCAGCACAACTACTTGTTAGTAAGTTGTTTGTTGCGACACCAACACAAGACACAACCTTCACCCTGCCAACAGCCGCACTTGTGCTCGCTGCTTTGACAGATGAAGCAGTTGGAACTTCGTTTGAGTTCACAATCGTGAACCTTGCAAGTTCTTTTGAGATTGTTGTTACAACCGCAACTGGTTGGACAATTACTGGTGGTGGGTTGATGACAGTATTTGATGGTACTTCAGCAACATTCCTTGCTGTTGTAACTTCAGCATCAGCAGTGCAACTGTACCGCAAAAATTCGGGCGGCGCAGTTAAATAATCCATAATGGTTTGGGTGGGGGATAAAAGCCCCCACCCAACACATTCATTTTTAGGAGTTGATTATGCCAGTTAAGTACCGTATTTTGTCCTCGCATGCTGATGCCAAGCCGAAGGCTGGCACCAAAACATCCAACTATCCTAAGGGTAAGGGCAGCAAGTCCAAAGGTAAGTCTGTTAAGAAGGGGTACTAATGCCTAAGATTCCAAAACCTTTTGGTGATTATGGTCAAGGACCTTATCCTTCAAAAAGGGCTATGTTACCAAAACGCAAAGGTCCTAAGGCTGGTGTTGATACTCGCCCAAATGAGCGTGAACCAAAGCGTGTTGCCCCAAGACAGCGTATGCCAAAAGAATTAGCATCAATGCCACCGAAGCGTGGTGTTCGTATGATGCCAAAACCAATGCCAAAGAAGCCAAAAAGAAAACCATAATCATGTCTGGTAAACCACGCAAAGCATTTGATGGCATTGCCCGTCCAAAAGGCATTATAGATGACATTGTGGGACCGCTTGCTAAAGCGGCTTCAAAGAAGGCTATGTCACCTAAGGTTCAACAACAGGTTGCCCGTAGCATGACGAAGCGCCGTGCTATGGCTAAGACAGAGAAGATGGCTAAGAATTATTATGGCAAGTAAGCCTCGTAAAGCGTTTGACGGCATTGGTCGTCCAGCAGGTATTATTGATGATGTTTTTGGTCCACTAGGTAAACAGGTTGCCAAAAAACTTCGTTCTGATGTTCGGGCTGAAATTAAATATTTTGGTGCGGTGGACCGTAACATGAAACGCACTGGCAAATATGTTGAGTTTGAGGGAAAACGGGGAGACAGACGCTGGAAAGCAGAACAGGGGATTACTGAAGCGTTTGACAAAAAATTTGGTAAAAATTATCATAAAAACAAATCAGCGATGGATGTTTACGGAAAAGCATATAAAGAAGAACGAGCAGCGGTTAATAAACAGTTTGCTAAGCGTGCTAAAATTCGTCAATCTAAAGGAAAAAAGTAATGGCTAAAGATAAAGGCGATTTTCTAAAAGACCTATTAAAAAAGGTTGTAAACAAAGCCATGAAAGATGGTGCCCCTAGGTTGGTTAATAAGCCGCCACGACCTACGGCTGCTCAGCGTGCCGCTAAGCGTGCCGCACGAGGTCCATCATTGTCCCCTGAGCAACGCCAAAAAGGCACACAACAATTAATGCGTGAATATGACCGCAAACTTAAAGCGATAGAAGTAAATGAGCGTCTTGCAAAAAAAGATTCTAATTTGTTGGCTATCCGAGAAAAACGGGGTAATCCTGTTACAAAAAAACAGATTCGTGACGCTAAAGGTGCCGATAAAGGTTTGAAAAAGAATATGCCCAAAAAAGTTCAGAGTGATGCTAAAAAACCTGAAAACAAGTTGGTTGGCGAGGCTGCTCAGCGTGCAGCACGCAAAGAAGCATACAAGGCTAAGGGCGGCAAGAACTCGCCTGAGAACATTGCGAAGCGTCAGCAAAAGCGTGCTGAGATGCGCAACAAAAACAACAAAAAGAAATAATCCATTATGGCTAAGCAGCCTAAACGGTCTAAGGATGATAAAAAATCTAAAGGTTTGTCTGCGTTGCAGGAGTATGCCAACAAGTATCTTGTTGGCAAAGAAGCCAGCGGTTTGTTTGATGAGGCTGGTGAGTTGCCTTTAAATTTGCAGATGTCACCAAATCAGGGGTTTCGTAATCCTATTCCTAGTGGTTTGACGGCTGGTTTGTTGGCTAAATCTGGGGCTTACGCTAAGGCGGGTTCTAAAACGAATGTAGGAAAATTTTTGGGTGCCGAGGAACTTATGCGTCTTGCGGGACCTTCACGGTCCCCAAAAAGGGTTGCGGGTGATGTTGCTACTTTGGCATCAATGGTGTTGCCGTTTAGTCCTGCTAAAAAGATGTTGGGTAAGCCTAAGGATTGGTTGGCGTTGGTTAATAGTTTTAAAGCATTGTTCGGGGAATAAAACCTATATTTGGGAACAGATACGGCATTTGTGATGACTACAAACGCCCAATCTCAAGCAGTTCCGTTCCAATCTTATTATGGGACTAAAGTTACTGGATACCGTCTAGCCCACACCGATGGCGCTCGGCAAGCGCCTGCTAGTGGACCTTATTTGGGTCGTGAAGGTAAATGTGCTGCTAACGAGGACACCTGTGAGGGGTTTGCTATTAAGGATTCAGAGTTTTGTGCGGG